CCGCCACCACCAATAGCGATCAAAGAATTAAAGGAGCTGTTTCCACCACTGCCACCCTGATTTGGCCCTTGGGCGCCTCCGCCACCAACCACAATGCTGTATGTGCTAGCACTAAGGTTTGTAAAAGTTCCTGCCAGAAAACCACCGCCTCCTCCACCGCCTCCATTTGATTCATTTGCTCCACCACCACCAGCACCGCCACCACCAACAATCAAATACTCAACTGTCTTGGTACTTGGCAAAATAAACGAAGAAGTCCCAACAGTCATAAATTGATGCACGGCGTAAAGCTGTCCACCAATTTGTATGTTGTAGATCTCCTGTCCGCCAGTTGCAATTGAAACAACGGTGGTGTCGGGCCACTTTTGTGTAGTCCTGCCCTTGTAGACCTCTTGGAGGCTCCAAACTCCAGGCTGCTTTTGACTCTTTGTGGGGGAGAAGTCCCCATTAATAAAACCACCGTTGAATCCAGCCATTACGCAATCTCCTCGTAGGAAATAGTAAGAGTCAAATTGCTACTAGCGGAAGCAAGGGCGCGAATCAAATCACCCTCAAGCAGATAAACATAGGTCTCTTTTGTTCCAATCATCAAAGTAGACGAACCGGGAACAGTGATATTTCTTGCAATGTAGTAATCAACGCCAGAGCGTTGAATTGCAACAGAAATATCTGCGGGAGTAGCAGTAGTAATATTTGAGCAAAAAATCGAATTCACCTTAAAAACCTTGTTGCTTGCAGCTGCATTTGTTAGTGCAGTGCCAAGGTTTGTAGTAGGTGCGTAATAAACGGTGTTACCAACAATGGAATTGGCGTACCTGAGGTTAGGATTCGTCATGAGAAAAGCATTCCGAAGATGGGGTTGTCAGGAGCCTGTTGGGATCTCCAATAGTTTAGCCCTTGTACCGTCACAACTTGAGGAGCAGGATCGGCATCAATTGCTGCATTGATTTGAGTGTCGGTTCCAGTGGGAACTGTTGTATTCCGCAACGCCTGAGCACTTGCGAGACGAACAGGGCCGGTGCGAGTTGTTTGTGCGTTGTTGACCTCGGGCAAACCAGTAATGGTGCCCGTCACATTCAATGAATTAACCGTCAGTGTGTCGGTAACATTCAGGAACGGGAAGGTCGTATTTTGGAAGTCATCAACAGAGCTGCTTCCAATATTTTCAACGCTTAGCGTTGTGCCTGTCTCAACATCCTCAAGGCCCCTAGGGGAAACGTTGTAGCCGTCCTCGTTGCTACCTTGTGGAACAACACGACCACCAAGATCATTCGTAAAGTAATACGTGAACTTGTTCTGATCGCTCAGATCCTTCTGCGCGGCTGGGAATGACTTGGAGTAGTTCAGGTAGCCTGCCCACTCCCAGGCGTGCCCATAGAGGCGCAGGACCGATGGACGGCGCATCTCCACCGCCCAGTTCGCTCGACCCGTTGCAGCCCCACCAGACGGCGCCGTGGGGAAGTCCACAGTGCTAGTTGGATCAAGCAGGCGAGCAGTGGAAAGCCTTGGGGTCAACGCCGTATGAGCCGCTGCGGTAGTAAAACCAAGCTCAACCAAGAAGAAGTGAAGACCCTTGTAGTCCGTTGAAGACCTATAAATGTCCTGAACGGCTCTATAGGTAAGATCTTCTTGCGTCGAACCAGTTGTAGTCCAGATCGTTGTCCAGTTAATGCCGAGAGTCGTGCTGTAAGGATTCGTGTCACGATCCCAGTCAATTTTCAGGATCTGGCCCTCTTCATCAATTCTGTCCTCTGCGTTGTAATCAGAACGCATGTGGACATAAATCTCCTTCCATACGTTGATGTCCGGCGATGCAGAAGAAGTCCTGTTTGATTTAATTGCTTGATAGTGCTTGTTGTTGTGCTTAACAACTGTGCCAACTGGATAGTAAGTACTGTTGGCGTATGTAACGCTTGGCGCACCACGGCGAATAGTGATCTCTGCAGTGCTCACAACACCATCACCAGCCAGCAAGCCAACGCCTGTCTGACTGACAAGGGTCACTTCATCAGTCGTGCTAAGAGTCCGCGAAATACCACCACCTGCGCCACGGTTGGGATCGGTCTGAAGTACAAAGTTGCGCTGGGGCAGGCGAGCAACTGCCGTATTGTTCAGATAAATAGAAGCGCGACGTTCAGACGGTGTGCGCGTATCAACCACACGACGAACATAAACACGTTTACCAGGTGCAAGGTTGACGCCATCTGGATCAGTAATTGAATCCTGTCCAGTCAGGGCGGCGGTAATGTTAATGACCGTTGGAGCGGTAGAACTCCAGGCAGAAGTGGCTAGTGGCGCGTACCAAGGCTTGCCAGCTGGATTTTCAACCCAAAGATAAGTAGTCGGCGTGAAACTATAACCATCCTTGTAGAGGATGTCAGGCACAGTCGATGACTCGCTGTTAATTGCAAGTCCAGTGGTCAGTGTGATGGTTGTACTGGTAACAGAGGCAATCGTGCCCAGATAGATGTAGCGAACATTGCCTGTTTTTTCGCTGAGATTCAGCGGAACACGCAAAGAGCCAACCGACCAGTTCTTGTCGGAGGGGAAAGCATAACTTTTGTAGCCTTTACTAATTGCAGCGCAACCACCGAAGGAGCTATTGCTATTAGTGATCGTGATTTCACCGCCGTTATCGGTGAAGTGGTGAACACCGTGCCCAATAGCAAAAACAGAAACCTCCTGGATGAAGCAATCATTAACAGCAGTGATATGCCGACTCATCCGAGCCGGATTCATACGAATGTCGTTAGGGCTCGTGGAGATGTAAGTAGCGTAGTTGGCATCAACAGTTGTCGTGCTGATCGCAGACCAAGTATTTGTCACATAACGCTGCCAGCAGCGCATGTCCTTCTGAAGCGAGACGCCAGTAAAGTTGGCGCACACCATCGACTTCAGACCAGTGACCTTGGCACCATCCATAAAGGCGCCAGACATTCCATAGTCAGATCGAATAGAGCAGTTGAAAATATAGGGAGAAGCGCTGGCTGTTGTATCCCACGCAGGAGTAGGATTCTGAGTTGTATCAATCGGTCCTACGATTTCATACTCAGTAGTTTTCGTTGTTGCGAGAACAGAACTAAGGTCTGCGCCAGTGCCAACGGTGTTACGGCACTTGGTGTAGAAGTCGTCAAGTTCGGTCTTGCCGCCAAACTGGAAAAGATCAAGCAGGTGGTGGCTTTGGGCAAGGTTCACCTTGTCCATCGCGGTGAACCCAAAGAAGTACCCCGTGCCGGTAATCTTGAAGATTGCAGCGCGATTGCTGTAGTTGGAAGTCTCGTCGGCGAGGGAGGGGACGTAGTTCGGGCGAATCGTGGTCTTCCTCAGGTCAGGACCACACAGAGAACAGCCGCGAGGCAGCAGCAGGCCACCGACGACAGGGTTGAATGCAATCAGCTCAGCCGTGGTCGGAGTCTTGTCCGTGCCCCAGCTAGCCAGCGCAGTGGAAGCACTGCCAAGATCGTTGTAAACAGTGTGAGTGCCAGGCGAAAGAACAATGCTTACAGCATCAATATTCGCCCTTACATCGGTGTAGGTGTACCAGCTCTTAGATGTAATAATTGCTGCTTCGATGACAGCCCTGTTGATTGTTTTAAACGGGCGCTGAGGCGTATAGCCGCAAGTCATCCGTTGCCTCTCAAGTCGCTTCAGCTTTTGGGCAATCTTTTCCTCGTCTGTGCCAGAAGGAAGCTCGTAGCTGTTATATGCACCACCAACAAACCTATCGCTACCCGTGTAAGGGTTCACATACAAAACAAAGGGTGCGCTCAGCGGATCAAGACCAGCCGCACTGCCCGCAACAACGTTTGCGTCGCCACCAACTTGACGGAATAGATCGGCAAAGGCAGCAAGCTGCTCCCTTAGCTGCGCCTGCGTTACGTTGACGTTATCAAGGGCACCAGCCTGGCCTGCTTGAATTAACTGGGGCACGGACGACGACCTTAATCACTTGCCCCATTATACGGAGACAAGCAAGCGCGGCTAGTTTGTCCCCATCCGCAGAGCAATTTCGCCAACGGTCACAAAGTTCAAAGAGCCTGCGATGATCTCGTCTGGCCTTGTGTTAATTGCTATTGAAGTGACCATCAGCTGGGTTTCGTAATAAAGATCCCCCGGCAAAAGTGTGCCGCCCTCTATGGGGCGATTCTGAATCATCCAGAATTCAGCGTCAGCTTTGCATCCCTTCTCTGTCATGAGCAGCAGGTTGAGAAGGGCGGTCGGATCTTGCGAGTCAGCCTCTTCGTTCCTATCTACAATAAAATCAAGACTGCCACCACCAGAAACAATACTCTTAACTGCATCGCCGAATTTTTCACCAACACCAGTCGTGTCAACTTCGGGCGCGGTCAAATTCAGCGACCACTCCCTGAGAAGCGACTGAATCTTCCAGTCGGACTCGCTGACGCTTAGTGCTATTTCTAGGTCGCTTGAGTTGACCTTGAAAATAGAGACACGATTGTTTGTCGCCCCACGCAGGGCATCAGCTCGCGTCGTATAGAAAGTAAGGCGACCGAGCTGATCTACATAGACGTAGAAAGTTGCTGCAGTTGTCTGCCCAACGTCAGCGGCTCTCACGTAAAACTGAGAAGCATCCGAGACTTTATAAAAGGCGGAAGATTCACTTGTGATGTGACTTCTGTTTGAACCAAGAAGCCACTGACCGCCAAAATAAGTCCCGTGCCCATCCGGGCAATCAGGCCCAGCGAGCGCCGAATTGATGTTAAAAGGAAGTCCGACAGCGCTGGTAAGCGTAACTCGATCTCCACTCCAGAATGAACTGGAGCCCAAATAGATCGAATTGCTGGTTGTGTTAATGCTGGAGGCATCCAGCTCAACCGGATCGGGAGCTTCTCTCTTTAACTTAAGCTGGCCTCCTATGCCTAGGATTGCCATTAGAAGGTACCGCTAAGAGATCCGGTGATTTGGAAGTTGATGCTGCAGGCGGTAACTTCGCCAACAGAAACAGGTGTGCTGACCTGAGTAACAATCGCAGTGCAGGTCAAAGAAGCACCACCAGAAGCGGTATTCAGAACCATCTGGATGCTGCTTGTGCCGCTGCTCAGAATGCTGTTCAGGAAGCTCTTTGTCGTAACGTCGTCGGGATCGTAAAGAACAGTCGCCGAACCAGTTGCACCACGCAGACCTTCAACATAGGTGCGATCAGTGCCGCCCAGAACAGTGGTTTCTAGGGCGTCACGGGAGATGTCAACTGAAAAGTTTCGGCACTTTCCAACAGCGCTACCCCCAAAGCGGATCTCACCGCTATTGCCGGTCAGGACGGCCATGAGCTGTTAAGCCAACGCTACTACTGCAGTCTAATCTCGGCGAGAAGAATCACGCGAACACTAGAGCGCCCATTAACTACACTTTCAATGCTCGGTGGTTGACTATCATCAAAGTACCACTTAAGCCCCGCCGACATTGAACTTGCATCAAGCCATCCTTTTAGATTGGTAGATGCGCCAGCAAAAATGCTGCTTGGCAATGTCAGGTCAACGAGAGAGCCTTGCGCACTGTTGTACGCTTGCATGATCAACGCAGCGTTGTCATCTGAGATATTGTCAAATGACAATGTGAGTTGGCCTTTTTTGGGCAGGCTTCCCCAAAGCCTAAAAGAGCTAACACCAGATTGACTGTCAATTTTTGTGCTAGCCCACTGCGGAGCAGAAAAACTTCTGCTCGTAGGCGTTAGCGATGGGAAAGTAACTGCCATTAGCCCTGTATGCTCCAGTTTGCAGAATCAGTGAAGCCCTCTGCCATTTTAAGAATGCCAGAAGAGTTGACAGGCATGTGAACAGCTTCAATGCTAAACCCGCCCTCTTGAACTGGGCTAATGCGCTCAATTTGATAAGTACGTGATCGTGTCTCGGAATTTACTAGCGTAAAGATAATTCCACTTGGGCTAGCAGTCTTGCCATTATTTGAAACAGTTAGCGTAGTTTGAGCTGGAACATTCTGACTCGTCGGATCCCAAGCAAGAACTGTGTAGCTTCCGTTTGCAAATGGTTGCGTACTAACGAGAGAACCATCTTGCAAAACCACACCATTGCGCAGCTCGTCATAGTAATTCAGGTCAAGCGCAACTCTGATGTAATCGCCGGGCTGAATTGCAGCAACGATGCCTTCGTGCGTAGTTTCAAACTTGACTGCGTGCTCAGGAATTCTCCTCATCCTGATAATAAACTTTGCTGCATCAATTGCGTGCTGCCTATTTGTTACATAATCAGACAGATCAACAGATTCAATCGGGGCGGCATCGGATCCGTATGGAGACACTTCCCTGACCAGCACTTCTTTTTCAACCGCAAACATGCCAGGGTTGGCCAAGTTGCTGGAAAGTCTCTCCTCTCGATACCTGACGCTTACCTGAACCGGCCTGCGATCTTCTGGCTCCATGAATTCCATGGCGAACGTGCCTTCCTTGATATTTCCCGCCGTAAAGATTCCCTTGATTGAAACGGCGGTAGGTGAGGCAACGGTTCCCGGCCATGCAGGGCGCAGCCAGAACTTCCCGCCCGCCTCGCCAAACATCAAAAGATGCGCAGCGGCTACATCTGCGGCCCATTGACGCAAGTTGGTATTTGCAGTAATTGCGCCATCGAAAAAGTATTTATGAGTCTGACACCAGCTTGTAGCAGCAGTAAAACTGGTTAAGTCAATTTGCTGATCACTAATCATATCTCCTTTGCCGTATCGAGTATTTGTAAGCAAGTCTCTAAGAACCTCGGGGAATAAATGAGTGTTCCCAAGTCCAGATGTCACATACGCGGAAAGCTGGCCAAATTGTTGCCACTCCGCACTCGACCTCATGTTCAGGCCAATAATTCCAATGTTGCTATAAAGCGGAATTTCTGCATTGTCAATGTACTCATTGATAGCCACAATCTCATGCTCTGGTCCGCTATCTGCACTTGACTTCACTTCTTCGTAGACAAAAGCTTCTGCAAGCTTGCCCCAGTGATCAAGATAGGAATCCACATCGGTGTATCCAATTCCTATTTCTCCTAGTGCGCCCCTTTGAGCGGAGACAATTTTAAATTTAATTGGACCCAATGAAGATCTATTTGCGGCGGAAATAAATGGACCGCCTTCGCTAAAGCCGTAAAAACTGACGCCGATTCCATTTGTAGTGAAGCTACGGAGGGTCTTAATGGTTCCGTCAATCAACTCAAGATCGCCACTCGCGACACCGGATCTGATTTCCCATCCACTGAGGGGCTCAATCCGAAATTCCCATCTTTTTGTTGATGGCATTACAAGTTTGATGTTGTTAAATATGCTTTGTTGTGTTATTCCACGAATGCCAAAACATTGCGGAAGCTCTATGTAAGTACCTGACGTGCCAGCTTCTCTATATCCAATTCTAAAAAAGCTGTATCGCTCCTCGGAGCTACTCATTTGGCCGCTATTAAAAATATCAACTACAAGACTGTCGCCGGGATTTAATTTATTGCCTTGTTTGTAGTAGCAAGCCTTTCCGTCAATTTCCGTATAAGTAAGACTATCCTTAAAGTTGCAGAGTCCGCTAATTCTAATTCCAAGAGCGCTCTTGATGCAGAAAGATACGATTCTGCACTCTCTAAGAGTAGAAAAATTTGCTACAGCAACTCTAAAAACATGAGATTGATTAGTTGCGCTATAAAGGGGAGGGTTGCTTTTTGCATTTTTTTCAATATCAACAATAGAAATCGTATTGGCAGATCCTGCCTTGATTATATTGAAATTGGCAGTAATTGAATTTCCGCCTCCGACTGGCTCAAATGCGGCATTTGAATTGAAAAATTCATCGCTTGGCGAACGACTTGTGCATATACCAAGAGCAGAGCCAAGTTTGTATAGTTGCCCAACCTGAAGAGCGTCATCATAGGAATTTTGACGACCTGCAACGGCAGATGCAACGTCGCCACACTTTTCTCTGTGATCTGAATTGCTGGAAAAGGTACCAGTTTTTACTACACTAATCGGACTAATAGTGTAAGTTCTTACGGTTATTTCATCAACAAGTGTTTCACTAATTATGACAGTAACAGAGTGTTCAAAGTTAATTTGCTTGCCATTGTTGGATTCACACCAAACATAATAGTTTATAACATAAGTTCCAACCGAAGTTCCGCCAAGCGCTGATTCAGCGGCAGACTGATTAAATGTCCAAGTCGCAGACACGTTGCTACCGGAAATCGTTGGAACACTGCCAGTTAGCCAACCAGTTACGGTTTCGTCAGAAATACCAGCAAACGGATTTTCGGTTACCTGATCCTTGGACTGCCAGGTGTAACCAGAAGCAGACGCTTCAAATTCCGTTAGTGCATCTGTTGTGTTTGATAAATAATAGGACCATTCACTACCAGTTGCATCAATAATTGCACTCCTTCCAGAAAAGCTAGCCTTGTATTTTTCTCTTTGCGCCAACGACACAAAATCCAGCTCACACACGACCCTTGCTTTTGCTTGTCCGCCACCGCTTTTCTTACCGCCGCCACCCTCAATGTCAACAGTTAGCTGAGCGTTGACACCGGGGCGCAGGCTAGGGTTAACTCTGTAGCCAATGCCGTTTCCGATTAGTGAATAAACCCCAAATTGTGTTTGCGTGTTAGGGCGATGCGCATGGCAAAAATTAGAAGCAAGCGCTCCAGTGGAATTGGTAACAGCAAAAACATCATCACTGGAAGCGGCGCCAGGGTCAACAGCCGAGCCAGCTACTTTGTTGGCTGAGAGAATTCGTCCACCATCCGCTCTGTAATAGACAGTAAATCTGGCTGCATCATTCCCGCCTATCAAATAAGAGCCAAATGGATTGTTGCCAATAGCGAGATTGTTGATGTCAATAGAAAAGTTGCTGGCGCCTTCGCCAATCATGAACATTGCGCGAAGCAGTTGTCCTTTATCAATCGTTAAAATTTCGCTCCAAATCAAAGCGCAGTTAATCCTGATCCCGCCGTAGTACTCACCACCGATCAATTCTCTTTTGGCGTAAACAAGTGGAATGGGTGCGCCAATAGAAGCAATGTCCTGAACAGAGTCAAATCCCTGCCTAGGCGCATACCTTCTAATGTTTGATACAGTCTCGCCCTGTGTCTGAACTTGCTGCAGCCTCGGCTGCTGTTGTTGAGAAAGACGCGGCTTTAGAAAAGAAGCTGCAATTGAAAATCCCGTCGAAAGCAGCGTTGAAATAACGACTGCATAAATCCACCAGTCCGGTCCAATGGCAACAACACTCGGCTGTGGCCCCTCCGCTGCACGTCTCCTGACCTCTGCGATGTAGTACCGATACTGCTCATCAGTCAAGCCAAGCAAGTCGGCAATGTAACGGTCAGCTGGCAGCAGAGGGAAATTACTCATGACAAAGGCGACGATAGTTCATGGGCCTCAAGCTTTCTAGCGGAGTCCACGTAACCCCAACATTAGGACGGACTGCAAGCAAGCCATTGTCAACAAATATGGCAATGGCAAAATTAGAAGTCCTTGAAAGAATTGTCATTGCATAGTCTTCCGGGCCATTGGTCTGCTCTGTCATTTCAAACCAATCCTGCATTATAGCATTCATTTCTTGTTTTGCCATATGAACGTACCACTTTTTCTTTAATTCAGGAACTAAAAGCCCACCGCCTTCCATTACACGAAAAACTAAATGTATGCAATCTGTAGCATTTGTTTTTTCTGGATCGGCGCAAAGACGGTATGGAAGGCCGACGTACTTTATCCAGTGCTGGTTCGTCATGACATTGAAATGGATCCCGTGCTTGGCAGGCTGCCAACAAGTTTGCTGCTTAGGGCTCTTTTGGGCACATGCGAATCAACCGCATCGAGCGGCGAAGAAAGTCTCAGCGTTGCCCGTTCCGTATTGATCTCTGGTCGAGAACAAACCCAGGTTTCCTGAGTAATTTGCTGAATAGTTGCATAGGTTTGTGGATCAAGCAATACCATTGTTATTTCGCATAACCAGTTTGACTGACAGGCCTCCACAAAAAGATTGATTGAAAGCGGATAAGGTGGAGCAATAAGCACCGCGTCACTTCTGTCGCCACCTTTTGTTCCTGCGCCCGTCGTAACACCAATCGGCGCAAAATTGTAAGAAACACTTTGATACGTCCTCAATTCATTAACGTAGAAATTCTGATAGTTATAACCAGAGACATATACGCCTGCACTGGTTTTGAATCTGACAAAGTGGCAAATTGCAATCGTCACGTTAGATACCTATTTGACGGCGGGCTTTGACACTGTTCTTGAGCGAGCTGAGCGTGAGAGCGCGTCCACGCTCCGCAGCTTCGGCAAGTCCACGCTGGTACTGATCAACAGTAACATACTCAACATTGTTTATCATCTGAGATTCATACTTAATGTCAAGCGGCTTGGTGATCGCAGTTACGTTGCTTTCCATGACACGCTCCATGTTCTTTTCCTTATTCATGCTTGACACAGAGCTGAGCACCTCTCGTGTCTGACTGATTGCGCTGCTCGTCTCCCTACTATCACGCGCTTGCATGAGAGCCGAGATTGTCTCCTTCGTGGAAATAGCCGACTGAGAACCAGAAGACTTGCCAACTGCATTGCGTGAATCGCCAAAAGCAGAAGCCTCGGCTTTCTTGGAAGAATCAGGCGAGGAGATACGATCTGTAATTTTCTCAATGAATTCACGAGAGTTGGTAATTGCACCAGCCTCGCCCATCTGCTGCATCTGATCCGGTTCGCCGCCACTGATTTCAGAAGCAAGAACGCCACGGGCAGCAGAAATAGCATCACCGTATGCAAGCTGCTGCTGAGAACCAGCGGCGAGCTGATCAGCGCCATCGGTACCGCCGACCTGATTATTTGTAATTTCACGAATCGTATTGCTATCTTTAGTCGCAAGCAACTTGTAAAGCTCTCGTGTTTCAGGAGAGGCAGAAGCTGCAGCTGCAGCAGCTTTGGCATCGTTCTCCTGAGTGATGCGCTTGATCATTTCAACGGCGCCCCTGGAATCAGAGATCGCCATTGCGGTAGCCCGCGACATCTTGCCTTGGGTTTCACCTGGCCTGAGGCCCATGCCGCCATAGCCATCAGATGCGCCACCAGGCAGCTCTAGCCCTGTCACTCCATCGCTCTGAGCCATTGCGTCAGAAGCCTCGTCAAGAGCGTCCCTGGCCTCAGAAATGGCGTCAGAGAAGCCTGTCGCATCAACGCCAAGGCGACCATCGGCGCCACGGCTAAGGGGAATGATTGCCTCTGGGCCAGCCTCACCCATCAGACCGGTCTTGCGAATTCCACCATCGGCAAACCTGAAGAGAGTCGGCGAGGAGACAATGGAATTCGTAAACATTCCACCGCTACCGAAAGAGGCAATTCCGCCGTTGAAATAAGCACCTTTCGCGGCAAGACCACCGAGCATATCTGTAATATTCCCTGCCCCCGTATCAAGACCGGTATTAGTAGCCTGTCCCATCGAGCCAGGCAGCGATGTAGCGCCAGCGCTTCCGATAGAAGCGGCAATGCCAAGCGCCTTAAGCGCCGTACCCCAAACAAACATCAGTATTTGCTTAGCAATAATCTTGGCTGCCATTTCAGCAAAAGCGTCTGCAATGCCAGCCATCATCTGCGATAAAGCGTTCTTGACCTGAACGCCAACATTTGACATCTCGTTAAGCTTTAGCTTGGCTTGATTAATTTGATCCGTGTAACGCTTGTATTCATCGGTTCCCTCTTGAGTCTTTGAACGCAGTTTCTCAAGTTGATCAACTTCGTACTGAAGATCAAACCTCTCCCGCAATGTGCTGAGACCAGTTATTCCCTTAAACGAATCTTGAATTCCAGTGGTAAATGTATCAACTATACTCCTTGCTGCGTCAATTCCCGGAGTAGAGAGTTCTTCGGTTTTATCAGCAAATACTTGACCCAATTGCTGCGTAAAGCTGCTTTCTTGGGCTGCAATACCACGAGTGGTTCCAGCTGCTGTGTTAGCTTCGTCAGTAGCTGTTGTTGAAAGCTGATTTTTCAGATCTAGCACTTTCTGGAGGGCGCTGCGAAGCTCTTCTTGTTTCTTAACGTCTTGCTCGGTTGCAATAAGGCGGGCAAGAGTGGCTTCAGTTAATGTAAATTCAGCATCGACAAGCTCTGGATTGAGCTTAAGGCGCTTCAGTTCCTGTTTTACGAGTTCGTTTGTAGAAACGTTAATTCCAGTAAGTACGCTATCAAGATCGCGCTGAATCTGCAGGACGCGCACTTCTGCATCCGCAATCTTCGGATTGGCGCCTTCCATAAGAAGACGATTACGGACTCTGCGATTATCTATTTCAAGTTGAAGCTGTCGATTCTGCTCGGAATACCCACGAAGCGGAGCAAGAGCCCTTTGCTCAAGCTGGAATCGTGCGCCTGCGAGTTCTATGCTATTTTTCTCAATCAATAATTGATTGTTGCTTGCCAACGCAGACTTCAGATCATTCTGGAGCCTGATATATGTTTGAAGCAAGTCATTAACTTCAACCATCTGCGGCGCAGACGGAAGAGCGGGCATTGATGGAGCAGTAGGTGCGGTAGGCGCAGCAGTGGAAGCAGCACTTGATGCTCCAGTGGCGGTAGGCACGCCAGCCTTGGCTTGCTGGCTGCGTCCATAGAGGAAGTCGCCAATTAAAGCATGTACTTTTTTCTGTCCGGCCACAATTTGAGACATTGGGCCGCCCATCGAGCTACCCGGAATATCAAAAGCATTAAAGCCTTGCGATCTGTAATGCTGAGAACCAGCGGAATGGCGGCCAACTCGCTGTCCATATTGACCAAATTCGGTAATTTGATAACCATAGCCCTTGAGCATATCGGCAACTGCTTTTGTCTCTGCGGGATTTTTTCCTGCAAAGTGATAATGTATATTGGTTTCTGTGGCGTGCGAACGATCAAATCCAGCGAAGCCGGGGATGCCATGTAGCATCTGGCGACCGCCTTGGAAGCCTCCAACATTGGCGTAATTTTTGCCAGTGGCGGGAGTGGAGAGCCCCTCCTGTCTTGCTATTTCGGTGGCCTTTGCAATATTTCCTTCTTCAACTGCAAGATCAAATCTCCTCCTGGCCATCGCCAAGCGATATTCTTCAACCTTAATTACATAATCACCAATCGAACGCTCAAGCTGGAATTTAACCTTGCCGACATCACGCGAGAATTCTTCGCGCTGAATAACCATCTGCCTAACTCTATCTTCTACGCTAAGCTTGTACTTTGCTGTCTCCCGATCAATTGACTGAAGCTGCAGTTTCAGCTCGCGTTCTTTTTGCAGTAAATTAGCTTCTCCCTCAGCGCGAACTTTAACATACTCCCTAGCTGCGTCAACGATTCCCTGAGCGATTGGATCAAGACCGGCACCTGCTTTTTGCAGCTGAAGATCGAAGGCGTCAATTGCGTTCTGTTGACGCAGCCGATCATTCTCAATTAACTGACGCTCTAGTCCTTGACGCTTGTTGAAAATCTCATCCTCAACAGAGCGACGAAACTCAACAGCTTCGCGCTCTAGGTCAGTGGCGCGTTTGCGTAGATCGTAAACAGTATCTTCAATGCTCAAGCGAAGATCTTGGGCAGTACGCTGAACGTCTATGCCCTGTTGATTTAAGGCACGAATCTTGTCAGCAGTTTCAATTGATTTGAGAAGAACCTTTTCCTGTTCCTCCAAAGAAGAAGAAGGGGCCTTTGCTTGCTGTGGCGCAATTCTATTAAGAATGTCCTCTCGCGCTTTTAGCCCAGCTCCAGATATACCGGCTCTCTCTCCAGAAAGCTTTGCGACTTCTGCGGTAAAAGCTTTTCTTTGATCCGATGTCAGTCCAGCAATTCGCTCACCCAGGCCAACGGTCTTATTTGATTCAATTTTTGCGCCAACAATTTTAGCGACAAGATTGAGAAAGTCGCCAACAGGCCCAGCAATTAGAGCCTGCATTTGATAATTCAGCTCGGCCCACTTTTTGCTTAAGTTGCTTGCGGAATCGCCAAGATCAACAAGATCATTGTATCCCTGAACGCCAACCTTGTTGATAATTTCAGATTGAATTTGAGCAGCTGCTTGTGTAACTCTTCCCGACTCAATTAGCTTAGAAATATAGTATTCTTGCTGCCTGCTTGCAAACAAGCCAGCTTCTTTTAACTTATCAAAACTCTCTGTTGGATACTTAAGTGCTCGGCCAGTATCCTGTGCAGCTTGGCTCAGAGTGTCAAAAGCAGTGCCAAGCGCCGTGCCAACCAGCGACAAGCCAAAACCAAGACCGCCACCAGCAAAGCCGCCAGCCGCACCACCAAGACCGCCACCAACAGCAGCTCCAACACCCTGACCAAATAGAAGCGGAAAGGCACCACCAATCAAGCCTTCGCTAACTGCAGCGGCACCCCTAGGGCCAAAACGGCGAGTCAGAAAATCAGCATCAGGAGCGCGACGCTCAAGCTGACGATCAAGATTCGCGGCAGTTTCACGAAGTTGCCTTTCAAGACGATCAAAGCCCTCTGACGTTGGATCAAGAATTGCTCTGAATTCCTTGAGTGCCGCACTAAGAGCTTCAAGCTCCCTAATTGACGCAGTGGCGGGCTGAGCTAACTCCCGAAGCCCAAGAAGAGCCCTTGGGCCACCTGCAGCAGCCTGCTCAAATCGACGACCGAAATCACCTGCTCCACCACCTGCCCCACCACGACCTCCACCGCCAAATCCAATCCCTCCGCCAAATGCACTGCGGACAGCGGAAGAGATGCGATCAAAGAGATCAGAAACAGACTGGCGAAGTGAACGAGACTGATTTTCAACTTCCGAGCTAGCAACGTCAATTGCTGGTGGAAGAGCCCTGCCAATACCGGACAACCGACTAATTCTTGCCGGATCTGCCATAAATCCAAAATTCGCAGCAGAGAGAGCAGGGCGACCAGACGCACGGAACGCATCTTGGGAAAGAACCGATAAACCCCTAGCTTCGGATCTGCGATAAGCCTCCTGAATTCTTTGTTGCTGAACAGCAGTCAGATTTTGCGATGCAGGAGGCAGTGCCCCGGCTATACGAGAACCAGGAAGTGCTAGCTGACTCTGATTTAGTTTTTGCGTAGCAGCAATAACTTTATCAATAAACTCTCTATAGTCACCAACAAGTCCAACCCACGGATCTGGAGTTCTAACTGTACGAAAATATTTTGCGGCAGCAGAAGCGATTTCTTTTTCAAGCTCGCCAGGCCCAAGCTGCCTCTGAGCCGACATAAAAGATGGGATTTCGCTAGCTAAGGCACGACGATTTGCTGCGCCAGTAAGATTTGTTGTGATTGCAGAATCGGGAATAGCATTTAACAAGTTTTGGTAGATTTCTGGCTGTGTTGTTAGACCCGCTATTTCCCTTCTGAAGCGGGACATCATATCTTGAAACTCAGATGTCGCGCCCTGAGTGCCAGCGCCCATTTGAAATGGCCTGAATCCGGTAGACGGGCGCCCAACAATCTCAAATCCTTTATTTGTTGCTTTAAGCGTGTTTACGTCTCTAAGTAGGGTTTGCTGGCCAAATGCTTTGTCTGTCGCAGCGCGAATCCGAGGATACGACTTTTGCATTTCAGCGATATACGTTGTAATTAGATTTTGTACAAGCTCTATCATAAAGCGAGAAGGACTCGCAATGCCAAACACATCTTTAATGGCCTGAGCAGCAGCACTGGCAAAAGTTTTTGCAGCAGCGGCTCCACGAGAGGCCCCTTTTCTTAGATTTGCGTTAAATGTTTCAGAGATATTTTGGGCAGCATCGCCAGCAGCAGGCTTACCAGTATTAAACTCACGAACAATTTTATCAATTGCGTCCTTGGGGGAAATACCGCCAAGAAAATCCTGCTTGGCACTTCTGGCCTCCCTAAGAGATTCAATAGCTTCCTCAAGTCCACTTTTTTTAGACTTGGATGCCAATCCTGCCGCTTCTGCGCTGGCCTGTTTTAGACCTTGCGCGTATCGGTAAGTCTGTTCTGCAGCGTCTTTAGTTCTTGCGGCAATGCGACCAGAAATATCTGTCAGGAACTCTGCGTTTTTTATTGCTTCTCTTGCGCCGCCGCCAAGAAATATCCCTCCGCGCTCTCCAGCCGCCTCACCAACTTGGCGAATTTGCCCCTTGAAGCTCGTTTGCCCCGCAGCCGGAAGAGCAAGCGGCGTGCCGAACATTGGGGTACCAGCCTCCTCCGCAAGCGCTCTAGCGGACCTAAAACGAGCCAAGTCAGCACTTGATTTATTTTCATTAACCAAACGACCACGTTCTATCGCTTTGCGAATAAATCGCTGAGTGGAGGTCTCCCCAGCAGGACGCAGCTGATTGGCTTCCTTTAGGTACTCGGCGATTGTTTTTGCTTCATCCGCAGCCCGTCCAAGCCCTTCCGCGAAAAGCAAAGAAACGTCCGCAGCTTCTTGGGTACGCTGAGCCATTGTCCCAGCGGCTGTAGCAAGAAACTCTGGATTATTGATTTCTCTAGCTCCACCACCAATAAATGCGCCACCGCGACCACGACGCATTTGACCAGCAAAAGCTGTCTGACCAGCAGCGGGAAGTGCTGGAATTGTCTGCACTTTGCGACCCACTGCATCCAAGCCAGAACGTGATGCGTTAAGCACCATGTTCATTTCTGTTGCCTTATTAATTACTGACTCAAAAAGATTTGTTTGCCTATCAAGAGTGAGCTTAATATTCTCGCCAAATTTAGTTTGGCCAAAACTTTTACCAGCCAAGAACACCGCATCGGCAGCGGTCTTCATTGCAGGCGCAAAAGCAAGGGCAGCAACAGATGCAAGTCCAAGTGAGCTAGGAACACTGCCCAGCGCCGAAAGCATGTCATTGATGATCGCTGGCACACCGCCAAAGGCCCCATTTAGTGCTCCGCCAATTGCTTTCGCAGCCGTTACGGCAGGCCCTTGAAGCATCCCTAGATCAACGCTGCCAAGCGCTTCTTGAGCAGTCGCATAAGCCCCACCAATGCCAAGCGCTCCAAGACCCAGACCTCCACGGATTGCTGCATTTCTGGTTCCGCGAGCAATTCTTGATCCTTGGCCAAACGTTAAAGCATCAAAAGTTGCTCCACCGGCTTTTTTCGCAATTCCACCAGCCGCTTTCAGAGTCTTAAATATTTCACTTCTAGCTGCTTCTTGCTGTTTAGCGTAGCTAGCGGCATTTTTTGCCCTTTCCCTAGCAAGCTGCTCTTCTGCTGCGATTTGAGACTTAACACCACTTAGTATTTCCCGCCCAAGCCTAGGATCTGCAAACGCAGTAAACGTGCCAGTAGCCTTGTCTCTTTGTTTAACCAGATTGTATTCAGCTGCTGCAATGCGACGAACAATTTCCTCATTGTCTTGCAGAGCAAGAGCTCTTTTCCTTAATTGTTGAATTTCTTGGGCGTAGTTACGAGCCTGCTCTTTTAGCAGATCAGAATTAACTCCAATGTTTTTTGTTCCGGCAAGAGTTCTATTCCATTCTCTTTGATCCTCAATAAGGGCACTTAGCTCATTTCTGAGTTGAGATATAACTCTTATGTCGCCAAGCTTAAAGGCAGATTTAAGAGCCGAAGAAACTTCGTCAAACTGCTGCTTAATTTCTTTTAGCTTTCCTTTTGTTTGATCAAGACCTTTGGTTTCATCTTGAAAAGCGCGAGAAAGTCTTGATGTTCTTGAGCGTTCACGACGAAGTTGCGATTCAATTAAAATTCCCTTTTTAAGCTCTGCGTTAACGTCTCTAACTGCAGACGCCTGCGCTCTTGTAGCTGTTGCGGCTTTGCCTATCTCATTTAACGATCTAACATAGGTATTCAAATCAGTCACACGACCTAAAATACCCTGCTCAAATAAACCCTGTATAGAATCTGCTGTTTGCTCAATTGACCTAAGCTTTGATTCAAGCTTATTCAACTCGGCTGTACCGTTAAGGATTAAATTAATCCTTGCGTCAATTCCAGCCACTTTGATCGACCCAGACTTCTCATCAGTCTAGCCAGCAAGAGAAAAGCCGCCCCGACTGGAGCGGCTATCGGCGAGACTGGCGCTTGATTTTCTCCATCTCTTGCTCTTGTCGCTTATTCTTGATTGCAAAATAGGCGGACCACAAAAGCATTTCTTCGTCTGTGACTTTTGTTTTAAGCTCAGACAAAGTGCAATGAAGAACTTCGGCGAGAGATAGCTGGAAGAACAATCTCCCGTCTGATTCAAGCTCAGACTCAATCGCTTTTGCTATCAGCTTCTGCTTCGTCCTCACTATTGGGACGCAGCGCACAGAGGATCAGCTTTTGTAGATCCTCGTCAAGGATCTCGCGCTTCAGCACAGGAATGTCACCTGGGCGGAACAGCTTTTCACCGTTCTCATCAAGTGCCTTGGAGACAAGCAGCTGCATTGCAAAGTCGCTGGCGTTGTCAGACCTTGCATCTTTCTGGGCTTTTTCACGCTCGGCTGCTGTCAGCGGCGTAACGTAAAAAACAAATTCATCGCCATTGCTAAGCAGAACTTCTTGCTTGATCGGCTCAAAATTTGCTGCCTTGCGAAGACGGTCAATAGCCCTGATAGGACCAGTGGCTTGGGCTGGTGCGTTTGCCATAAAGAAAACGTGGTCAGCCCAAAGCCTACTGCACTATCATCTAATTGACAATGATCAGCGCGTCACTTCCTCCCAGTCGATATTGCCGTAGACATTGCTTGCGCTAGTGTCACAAGAAACAGCGACAGTAAACGTCTGCGGAACAGATGTAAAACTATTTCTTTCAAGTTGAAGCTCAAAAATCTCCTGACGCAAAATATTTGCCATTGATGCCGACTGGTTGGACGAAGAGAAATAGCCGGAAGCGACCACTTCACCACCAGTTAGAGAAGTTGAGGTGATGTTGTATTCAACAGATGAGTCACTTCCTCCGCTTAGCCAGTTGCCGCCAGTCACAGCGCCACCCAGAACAATCTCCCACTTGTAATGGTGGCCATTGCCAACACCCAAAAGAGATGCGGCGGTAGGAATGACAATAGAAGAAAGCTCAGTGGTTTTTAAGCGCAAAGAAACGACTGGGTATTTCACGCCAGCCGTAGCTAGCGCGTAAAGTGAATTAATTGCGGTTCCAATTGTTTTTTGTTGGCCGCGCAACTCATAGCCACCCTCAGAAAGAACCGTCGAGCAGATCTGCTTGAAAGTACTGGAGCTGGCAGTAGCCGCAGTATTTGTAATTTCGTAACGAATCGGGAGACAGGCAGTACCAATATGCGTTGTGCTCAATATATTTGCATGATGAAACTCATGACAAACGACGGGCTCACCATTAATCACAAAGCCCATACGCACTGTTCCAACACCAAGCCACTCGATGTCGGTAAAGAGAATTTGCGCCGCATCAACATCAAGCGTGATGCGAGAAGCTCCATTGCCATCAAGCTTGTCAACATTCCATCCCGTATCACTTCCGCCGTAAACACCGCCAAAGCGGCTGATTTTTGTTTCTACAAGAGAACCACTAGTAGAAGTACGGCGAACAAAACAAAGGCTGTTTTCATTGGCCCCAAGCTCAAGATAGTAGCCGCTGACGGTATCAAAATAGCCAACGCGCTGACGAAGCCCTGTTTTTGGCGTAGCAAAAACAAAGCTATTCATCACAAGCAGCGACTTGCCAGGCTGATAAGCAAACACCCGCTTGGTTTCACGCAGTACCTGAGACCCAGAAGCTGTTGTTACGGCAAGATCAACGGAACCATGATTTGCGTTGAAGCTAGCAGAACCACTCGTAGCTGTTGAAGTATTCCAAAGCCCGTTATCGGCAAAACGATGACTGGAATCAAAGAGAGTTAACGGCGAGGAAATGCGCAATCTCCCAAAGGCATCAACGGATGACCTTGAAAAACTTGCATCAACGGCAAGGCGTCCTTCGCTGGTGGCATTAATTTCTTTTGCAGCGCCAGTCGGCAAAGTACCGTGAACAACAGCATCAGGCATGACTAGGTTCCTAGAAAAAAGAAAAGCCCCGCCGAAGCGGGGCAGTGAACTTGATCAAACTCAAGCGGTAACAGCGGACAGGTCGAAGGTCGGCTGATCCACAGGACGGAAGTTGATGCTCACCTGCTGGCCATCATCCGGGTTAACGGCGAGAGAAGCAGAGGTCAGAGCAACCTGCATGTAGATCGAACGGCTCAAGGCATTGCTGACCGTGCCACCGCTGATCACTTGGTCAACGTAAAGACGGACGCTAGCGCCAACTTGCTTACGCAGCAGCACGTCCTGGATGATCCGGTTTGCAGTGGAGGCATCCTCATCCGTCATGTAAACGGTTGCAGAACCAGTGGCTTCAGCAAAGCCAGGGATGAAGGTACGGAAGGGCACGAACTGGCCAGGAGCCTTACCGATGGTGGTAACGTCGATCTCAGTACGAGAGATCTCAAGGCTCCAGTCACGAACCTCTGCAACAGAGGAGAAGTCGGCGTAGTAAACCTCAAACTTGTTGGGAGAGGCAAGAGTGCCGTCATCCGAGAAGTTGATGTTTGCACCACCCTGAGTAGCAGAAACAGTCAGGGCGCCAGTTCCATTGTTGTAGGAAGTGACGTAGTAAGTGCTGCTGGTGCTCAAGCTGCCAGCAGACAGGGCGGGCATCACGTTGGACGCATCAGGCGTCACAGTTGCGCCCGTAGTCGGGTTATAAATACGGAACTTGACAGGATCGCCCGCAAGGAAGTTCAGGGAGGGGCTGATCGAGATCACATCAGTGGTGGTATTGATGGCAGATTCGATGAAGCCATCAATCGTACCGGCTGGCTTGTAGTAAAAAGCGCCGGAAATGCCGGACAGAACGGTTGCCATGACAAAACAGGGGTAGTGGCTTTAGTGGGCACTGCCCAGCTACAGACAGGCTAGCAATTCATTTCACACTTGCCTGCCAACCTGTATCAAGCCTTCCCATAAAATGAGAGTAATCATCAAGTGTTTGAAAGAATGGCCCTCTAATTTCACTTGTTCTTACATAAACACCAGAAGAAGCCTTTTTTGATAAATTTATTTCATCAATAACATCCTTCGCAACTTCTAGCATTTTCTGACAGCGAGCCGGTCCGTATCCCTTTTCAGAGAAGCATCGAATAATTAAAGCCCCCCTTGGGTAATCCCAAGACCTAGCAAGCGCGGACTCGGTGGTGACACCAAAAGTTAGGTTGACTCGCACGTATTCTTTTGGTGGATCAGGCGGAACAAAAGTGATGTTGTCGAAATAGACAGGGATTGGAGGAGTTTGCGAATTAAAGGCGCTGAGCAGTGGGCCTTCAATTTTGGCGCGAATGGCTTGATAGTTCATTAGAAGCTCCCCACAAAGCCAGCCGAAAAACCCCGACGAAGATCAATTGTTAGACCTCCGCCTTGGGTGTAGTTGATATACCAATCCAATGGCGCGGTAGCAGTTCCGGGGTTCCCATCTCCAAACCCAGCGCTATCGAGATCGCCTCTCAAATGCAAAGTCTGATCGCCATTGTCATTAGTCGGCCTCCAGCCAATGAACTTATTTGGCTTTACGGGTTCGCCAACTTGCTTAAAGGTACTTGCCTCCCCGTCAATGGCAATATTGGCGTGTTCGGATGTATTAATAAATTGAAACTTTTTCACGCCACTGTTAATATATTTTTCGACAGTCGTTACACGAATATCTTTTTTGCTGTATTCATAAACACCGCCAGATGGACCGGGACCACCACCAGACTGCCCTTCTGGAACGAAGCGCCAGGATGCAGAAAATTCACCACTCCAAGCTGGTCCTTCTTTTGCCAGTCCATTCATTGTTTCTATCGCCGCACTCTGAATACCTCTAGCCAACTGCCTGTTAATTTGTTTCATCAGGTCATTTGCTATTCCCTTTTCAAGTCCACCGCCCTTGAATTTGGCCATATCAACTCAGCCTCGCAACTACTGAGTGCATTATAGGATTGTCGCCACGGTACGAAAACATGCCAATAATTTTTGCGGTGCGAGTAGAGCCATTTTGCAAATACTTAATTAAATCAGTCGTCTGCGGATAATACCCAGACAGAGCATCGGCGGCAAAGATGATTTTTACATCAGTCTGCTGATAAAGCCCCTGCATCTCTTCTGGCTTTAATTCAGAAATGACAATCTTGATCGGAATCTCCGAGGAGTATCCCATCACAGTCCCGGTCTCAGGATTGTATGTTTGATTCTGAGATGCTTTTACATAAGTCGCATTGATTCCAAACTGACTAATCAGTGGCCCTGGAATTGAAGAAAAAATGTTGTCAACAAGTGCCATGGCTTATCACAGCGGATTGCTGTACCACCCGCCACGAGCAGGGAACACCTGCCCACCAGCAAAGCGAATGCGATTCGGCCTAAATGCAGCGTTTCCATAATAAGGATCAATTCTTGCGGTACTACTGCGGCTCAGATAAGGTTGATTAAAGCTTGGATCAATTATGTAACGATACAAAATATCCATCGCAAACGGCGGAATGTAATCAACGCCGGTCTGCGGCATATCGCCCTGCTTGAACTTTACGCGCAGTGCCCCATCGCCAAGTTCGACTTCTTCGTATTGATTCGTACCGAGAAGATTTGCGCCGCCATCATTCACAGCAACCGCTGTGTAGCCACCACCGCTACCAAGAAACGCAGCCATGTAGGCGACTGCAATTTCAAAATCAATAGGGAGAGCCTCAGTCGTAAGCTGTCGCCCGTCAACTTTGATCAATCGCGGCCAAGACAACGACTGTGTTTCGTCAAGAACTCGCCCCTTCCACTTCAAGGGGTTGATTGTCATTGTCGCAGCAACAAGCGTCTGCTCTTTTTGCGTATTACTCAACGCAAGCCAAGCTGTAATACCGGCGCTTGCTGGCAATTCACCAAGCAACGACACGGCCCTCGCAACGCTCAGGAAGGAGTTGGCATTAGCAGCTCCCAGTGTCGATACGAAGGCCATGTGCGTGCCTCTCTAGGGCTCAGCCCTTGACAGTAGTGGTCTTGGACTTAGCAGTGCTCACAGGCGCCTTCTTGGGCTCCTCAGCGGGCACTGGTGCAGGACAAGCGGCAGGAGCTTCGGCCTCAGCCTCTACTTGCAGCTTTGCCTCTTCTTGCTCACGAGCAAGTCGGAAAGTGGTAATCGACATGGCAGTTACTTGATAGTTGAAAGCCCCTCCGAAGAGGGGCCGTTACTACAGCAACGATCAGATGTAGCAGCGCAGCTGCGTGATCCGAATGTTGCGGTTGTCGGTGAACACCTTGCTCCAGTTGGAACCAGTAGCAAGCTCGGCATTGGAAGGCGAGTTGCCAGCGGCATTACCAACCCAGCTGATACCGTTGGGATGCACCAGATAGTGCGTCCGGTTGATCAGGTAGTCGATACCCTTCAGGGAATCGCGGTCGGTTTCCAGAGGAGACTTGGCAGGAGCAGTTGCAAAAGCAAATGCGCCAGGGCCAAAGAAGTAGGTGTGCAGCACGTCAGCACCACCAGTGCCAGCGCCAGCATCGACAGGCAGGGTGTCATCAACGAACACCGGGCGACCCAGATAGGTACCCAGCTCAAGGCGTTGAGCGGACAGGCGGGTGTCGAGCTGAGAGGTGCTGGAAGCAGGAACAATCAGATCCAGCTTCATCAGGGCGTAATACACACGGGAGTGCATCAGAACGCCAGTCAGCTCCTGACCTGCATCACCCAGCTTGGCGATAGCATCAACCATCACGCTCTGAGAGAGCTGAGTGGAAGTGCCGCCAGCAGCGTGAGAAGAGGTCAGAGGACCGCCAGTTGCAAACAGACCCTTGATCACGTTGATCAGGGAAGTTTGCATGTCACGCACCCAGTACTGACCGGTGCGACGAGCAATGGCCTGCATGGGGTCCGAACCAGCCAGTTCACCAGCCAGGTCCGAGGCTTTCCAAGCCTTACCACGCATGTTGCGAACGCCGGTCTGCACATCACCAGCCAGAGTGGCGGCGGTCAGACCAACGGTGTCGTCAAGGATCTCCGAATCGCCGGAGAGATCACCGAAGAAAGGCAGATCAATCGTCTTGCCGCCTTTGGCGAACTCAGCCTGAATAGCGGAGTTGGTAACCATCAGGCCAGAAGTGACCAGAGCGTTACGGTTTTGCAGCTCCTCCTGCTGGTATTCCAGGAAAAGCTGAGGAATGAAGGGAATGCCAGCGAGGAGCATTGTCTTTGCCTCAAGTGAAAGTATGAACGAGTGCCAGCAGCACTGCTGCTAAGCAAAAGCTTGCGGTACAACCGCGATGCGAGCACTGGGCTCGACTTCACGAGGCACGGCCTCTAACGATCAAAGAATAGCAAGAAGCCGGAGCGGTGATCACTTTTTCTTGTAGGCAGGCTTGCCTTTTTTCTTGGCTGGCTTTTTAGCCATTCCACTTTCGCTGGCAGCAATAGCGGCGGCCTGCGCACGAGTCGTCACCTTTTTACCCGAAGACGACTTCAGAGTTCCGGCATAGAACTCGCGCATCACTTTTGCAAACTTGTCCTGAGACTTGCTCTTTTTCATGACGAGTAAGGCAATTTAATAAAAAAGCCCCACCGAAGTGGGGCGTTGCACCTGAAAATAAATCAGGCGGTGGTATCCAGGGTCCAACCCTTGCCAGTGGCAACGGCTTTCTCTCCAGTGGTAACAGTGGCGTTGCCAGTGGTGCCGCTGATGTCCAGGGTTTGAGTCCCGGTCACAGTGGGCAGACCAGCAAACAGTTCCACCAGATTGGTGCGGGTGAAAGCAGCAGGGATCACATAGATGCTGCCGCTGGCAAGGCCAGCATCGTAGGCAACGCGGAGGGCGGTGATGACCTCTTCAACGGCAGTAGTGACCTGACGGCCAATGACGTTGCGATCAGTTTTGAAAGGCATGGCGAGTGAGGGTGAGCGCTCTGACACATGCTAAGTACCCAGGGAAGAATTAGTCTTTACGAGATTCAAGCAAAACCGTGTCAGAGAGAAGAACCTGGGACTCTCCAGTACGACAACCATGGAATCCCATCATTCATCATTTGCTAAAAGCGGTCGATACGCATAATCAGCTTTATTTCCGCACCGGAGATCTGTGGCATTTGCAAAAAGCGAGAGAAGCGAGGCTTTATGTAATAGAGCTTAAGGATTGGATAAAAAAACAGGAGTAGAAAGCAATAAAAAACAAGATAACGGGAGCTATGTCTTTTTGTATTAATTGTCCCTTAAATTCTTGACATCACTACAGTGCCTGTGTAAGCCGCTACCAACGGCATGGCGATCACCACTAAGCGGCTGTCGCCAGAGCTAATAGAGGTACGCATCCCATATACAAGCGTCAAGGACGAAGCGGTATTCCTCTTGGCGTCTGACATTCATCTAGATAATCCAAAGTGCAGCAGGAAATTATTTTTTCAGCATCTTGATGAATGTAGAGCGCTGGGCGGACATGCACTTATGTTTGGCGATGTGCTCTGCTTGATGCAGGGCAAAAAAGACAGAAGAGGCAGCAAGGGTGATATTAGGCCAGAGCACCTAGGCGGAAACTACTTTGATCTCGTATTCCGTGAGTCGGCTGATCTACTAAAGCCATATGGCGACATGATCATAATGATGGGAGACGGCAATCATGAAACAGCAGTTTTAAGCAATCAAGAGATTGACCCACTTGAAAACGTAGTTCGGTTAATGCGTAACGATGGCGCAATTACCGAGCACATGGGATACCAAGGATTTATTCGATTTGTTTTTTATCGCAAAGATAGCGAGGGAGTAAGAAGGTCAACTTTGTTTTTTCATCATGGCGCTTGGGGTGGAATCATCACAAAGGGAACAATGGGCGGTGGCCGCTACGCATCAATTGCACCCGATGCTGATGTAATCGTCAACGGACACAATCACGAAAGAAGCATTGTTGCGCATCCCTGCTATCGAATCTCGGAAAACGGCAAAGCATGGGTCGAGCAACGTTGGCATCTACAAACAGGAACCTATAAGCAGGAATTTGGTGGAACTGGTGGATGGGCAGTGGAGAGAATAGTTATGCCCAAGTCACTCGGCGGCATTTGGTTGACACTGCGCCCAAGAGCCAGGGGCGGTGTCGATGTCACTTGCAAGCCAACGCTATGAAACAGTACATCTTGGAACTTGAATACACAATCATCGTGGAAAGCCAGGATGAAGATCCACAGGAAGTATCAGACAACTTTGTGGCGCGACTCACTGAGTTAGCGCCATCCAACGATCACATCCTGGGCCTTTCGGTTCAGGTGCTACCCATCCCTGAGTTGCGTGGATCACTCGATTGATGGCTCAAACCTCATCCACAAGCGCAATGCAAAACAAAAATTCAGACAGGAGATCTTTGAGGCTTGGAAGCACGAGTGCGCTTATTGCGGCATCTCGGCAGACACGCTAGATCACGTCAAGCCACGTCACAAGGGTGGTATAACAAATACCGAAAACCTAGTGCCTGCGTGCAAAAACTGCAATCGCAGAAAAGGTAGCGAAGAATGGAGGGAATGGTTTAACAAGCAGAACTCATGGAACGAGGACAGGGAATCAAGAATCGCTAAATGGCTGCTGCAGACAAAATTAAATTAACTACCACTTAACTTTATCCGCCCAATAGGCTGCACTTAATTTTCCTTTTGCAATATTTTCTGCATGTCTCGCCTTAAAAGAGCGACGACGTGCTTTTTCTTTCTCTGTGTCAGGGCTGCTGCCAGCACCACTTACGCCCTGCTGCCCGAAACGAATCAACTTAACCTTGTCGCCTTCTTTTGCAACAACAACGTGCGACTTAGTTGGATGATTGGGAGTGCGCTTCGGTTTGTTGTATCCAGAAACACCAGCTCTTTCAAGACGAGGATCCTTCTTTTTCATTGCTTTAAGAGAGGCATAAAATCAGAATAGCAATAAAAAACCTCCTGAAGCACGCAGCTCAGGAGGCCCGTCCGTCATCATCCGACAACAGGTTACATCGCCTGCAGCGCTCGGCCAAGCACCGGATCAAGTTTTCCAGCAAGACGTGCTTCGTTCATCAGGCGCTTTGCCTTGTCGGGATCCTTCTGCATCATCTCAGCGGCCTTGGTGGCATTCACGCTGTCCTTGCTGAAGGGGTTGTTGGAGTAGGTCGAAGTCGCAGCGCGAGCAGTCGTCATCCCCGACCCAGTTGCACCGCTACCGGCGAAGTAAACAGCAAACTCTTCGTCATCACGCAGTTTTGTAACGGCGTCACGCAAAGAAACCGGATCATCCTCCGAACCAAACACAACTGTGCTTTCGTCATCAAGAAGACGAAACTTCTCCTTCATCAACTTATAAAGATGAGAAGGACGACGGCACTCAGCTTTTGAAAGCTCGTCGGTCACAAAACGCTCAAGCTTGCTTTCACGACGCTTCTCGCGTTCTTGATTGCGCTCTTGCTCAAGCTGCTCATTCGTTTTGCGAAGATCGCTCAACTCTTTACGCAACGAAGCAAACTGCGCCTTCACCGCTTCGTTCATCGCATCAGAGGGCACTTGACCCTGCTGGGGCTGAACAGCTTGCTGTGCGGAAGACTCTTCTTCACCTGACCTAGCGGGCTTCAGGCCAGCAATGCGCTCGGCAAGAGCGTCCTCGTCAAGCTCATCGGTCAGCTCGATACCCGCAACTTTCAAGAAAGTATCGACGGTTTTCTTTTTCTTGAGATCCTTGAGCAATCCTTGATTTGTAGCTTTTAACTTGGTGCTTTCACTTTCAAGTGCGTCTGCCTTCTTTTGAAGAGCTTGCACAAGCGCGAGAGCGTCTTCAAGAGTTTCCGGGGTGTGTTCGGTCACGCAAAGTCGTGTCTTGACTCGTTAAATAGTAGCACCGTCTGCCTCGTTTAGCTCAACAGAAGCCTCCAGCGCCTCAAGGTCACGGCCTTCGCTCATCGGGGACGTGTTATCAACTGGGATCTGCCCACGATTTGCAACCTGCGCCCCCGCACCAACGCCAAGCTGGCGAGCGGTTTCCGTGCCCGTCAGACCCATATCAGCAAGAAGATCCTTAACCGCAAAATCAGGTAGCCCTTCAAACATCTCGCCCGCTTCAAGCATTCGCAGGAACATTTCAATAGTAATGGCGTTGCTGTCCTTAAACAAAGAACTGAGCGCCATGACTTGCTGAGAATGCAGCTTAACGGGGATGAAGTTCTTGCTAATCGTTACGCGCACTTCAGGAATTTGACGATAGGCGGACGCATAAAGCAATGCTCGATTGATCGCGTCCTCAAGGCTCTGCACCAGCACAGCGAGCTGCGAATCACTCTGAGAGCGGTCCAGGAGCTTCGCAAAGCCGCTTTCCGCCTGCGTCTTGCCCGTTGTCATGGCAACTGCCGCAAGGCGCTCCATGGCCTGCTCAATGCGCCTCAGATTCTCCAGCGTGACCGATGCGCCCTCCATGGAGGCACTCATCAGATCGAACTTGGCATCAGGGTTCTGCGAGAACAAGGCACGACCGGCACCCGCCTTGATCTCATCGTCGGGACGCACGCCCGTACCGGTCAGAATCGGCGATGAAGTGAGGTGGATGGTTTCTGCAAGGTCAGCAGAGATGCTCCAATGATTCAAGTTAAGACGTGCAATATCAAAAAGTAGGGGGCGGGCACGGAAAAATGCTTCTTTCTTGCCACCAAAAACGGGCACAAACGGAATAAACGGGATCGAAAGATACGTTGTATCTTCAAGCGTGTACTTATCTACGTCGCCAGGCGTGTTTATTTTTGCGTACAGGCGGCAACGAACACGTTGTGTTGAGGTCGTGGCTTCAGGCTGATCAGATAGCTCAGAAACGCTGTTATCTGCAAGATTCTGAATATCATAAACACGCACTGCAGGAATAACTTCCTCAAAAAATTCGTTCTGCTCACTTTGGCGACGGATCTCGGTCTTAACTCGCAAGTAGGTCGGGAATGCGCCGAATATATTCTGCGCCCCTACTTGTGCGTTAAATACGTCATAGCGACATTCAAGCACTTGCTCCATGCGCATTAGCACAAAGTAAGGGCGTGGATTAAGCAGACGCTCCTCAGCGGCGCTCAGATCCGGCGGAAGCTTGGGGTACTCCACCCAAATTGCCGACACACCACCATCCAGCGCCTCCGTAAAGGCTTCCTTGGCGAAGGACAGCATCGAGTGACCCTCTAAGTCAACATCCTCAAAAAAATTGCCCCACTCGCTAGGGATTGTTTCAGGGGTGCCAACACCCTTGCGCAGCGCTGTCCCGCAAACAAGATCTCTCAGATGACAGTAATAATTTTGAAAACTACTTTGCGCACGAGTTTTGCGAACTTCATAGCTCTTCTGCTCTTCTAGATAATCCTGGGGGATATATTCGTCTGATGCCTCACAAAGGTAGAACTCAGGCAGCGTGCAAAAACGAATCGGCGCAAGCCGTGAAAATTGCTCAGCCTGTTCCAGGGCGTAGGCGTCAACCCCTACAACCTCTTCAAACGCCTGCTCATACTCAGGGAAGCGACGCTCAAAAGGCAACGTCAGGTTGTCACTCGTTGGAACAAGCGAGTTGGGGACGATTGCCACTGCTTTTTATGACTGCGATACAAGCAGTGTAGCCCTTGTGTCTTCAGCGCCAACGCGGACGACTGAAGTGAGCGGTTGCACGCGGCATCGTATGCCAAATCAAATAACGCAAAGCGTCACCTGCGTGAGAAAGATCATGCTTTCCGCCCTTCATTGGGCGATAACTTTCATCGTAGCCCCAGTTCTCAAGACTTTGCAAGGTCTCTGGACATGCCGTTGGATTCACAAGAACAGAACAGGCGTGAATATGAAGATTGGTGTGAGCAATTGTTTCCGCAACTGGTGGATTGCGGCGTTCTGCAACAACTTTGATGCCCGCATTACGCAAAATGTCGTGATCACTCTCTGTTGCACTCGTGCTTGCATGGCTGCCGCTGGCATCCGGGTGGCATGTCACCATCCCATTCGCAAGCTGCCTGGGGAAGCGCTTCTTGACGTGCTCAACAAGATCAAAGGTCGTGCGACACATGTACTCCTCAAAGACGTGAACCGCCTGCCCAGTCGGCGAAGGACGAACAACGGCGTAACAGGACATGCTGTTGCCGATATTGAAGTCGGCGCCAAAAACAATTCTTTCATGAGGCTCTGGATGGAAAACGCTCGTGCAATGC